TCGGTTTCGGTTACGACGTCTTCCGCCCGTTTAATCGCCGCTAATTCAGCTTCGGTAAACTCAGGTTCTGGCACGTTACCCGCCGCTAACCATTCTTGGTATTCGATCCAATCTCGATTCCCTTCGTCGTTAGGAATAAGCGCCCAGTCTTCCAGCCGAATTACAGAACCTAATGGTGCGAGTTTGTACATTGTTAAAGCTCCGCGTCTACATAAACAGTAAAGTCCGAATCGGACGATGGTAATGCGCCTGCCGGTGCTCTCATACTGTACAAGCCGCCCGAAGTATCCATGCTAGCACCGACTAGGCTACCGCTCATTAGTGTCAGGGTAGGAACAGATCGTTTTGAAACCTTATACGGACGGTGTAACCATGTTCCCTGCGACGGGCTAACGGTCCCTAGAATAACCTCGAAGTACCGTTGGCAGCGCGTTTGGTTAACCGCAATGTCTTCGTAATCGAACGGCGTTTTATCGCCGATTTCAAGTTGACATTCTGCTACTGAAATCCAGTCACCTACGGCGTTATACCATTGGCCGGTAGGTTTCATAAACGTACCGCCAATCCAGATATTTTGTGTGGCGGTAACGTAGTCGCCGTTATTTTGCGCGCCTATCTGCAATTCTAACGCGTTAGCGTTGCTGTTTGGAAACGCCATCCCGACAGGGAAAGTCGGAATAGGAATCGTAACACGTATCGGTGTGTTAGCCACGCATGCGAATGTTGTAACGAAAGAGACACCCCCGCCGCGCAAACATACCGGAACGGTTGCCGACTTTTTGGCCATAAACAGGAACGATAAAGTTGCAGGTCTACCTAGCAATCTTTGGACGTTAAACCCTTCCATTCGCTGGTGTATGCCGCCGTGAAACTTGTTAGTCCCAAGGTCGGTATAAAGTGTGTTTAGTTGTTGAACGACAGCGGGGTAAGCGACGCCGTTTTCAGTGATGGTCGACAAAAACTGTACAATTTGCGCGCCCGTGCTTTGGTTAACTAAAATCCATCTGTCGGGACCGCCGTACGACGTACCCGGACTGTTAACGGTGACACTAGCTCCGCGTTGGGCGATTCGGAAATCACCGTTAATAAGGATATTTCGCGAGGGTGTATTCACCAGACCCGCAAGACTCTTAATCGAAGAGTTAACACCGGCGCCGTCAACAATTGCAGCCTGATACCAGTTACCCCATGCGGACGCGCCTTGCCGTTGTCGCATCCACAATTGGGGGATACCAAACCCTTCTTGAAATGCAATCTGCGTAACTTCGTTATCGTACCGTTGTACGATAATGGCGTATGCGCCAGCGGTCGGGCCGTTAGTGTACGGGGTATTAAGGCGATAAAAGCCCGCCGTTGTAGCGCTGTTCGCATCCGTGACCGAAGGTGGCCCGCCAGTGTTACCCAATCCATAATCGCCAACTTTGAGCATTCGACCTGCGGTCGTATCGGTGTTGGTTGTTGTCTTGGCGAGGTTGCCGGTGTCCCAACTGCAAATCCAGGCGCTAGGGGCTCCAATGTAAATGCCGCGAGTCCAAAGCCGACCAGTGAAATACTCCAAATACATTTGAACGACAATCGAGGCACCGCCTCGTTGTACAAACAAAGTACCCGCTGTAGCCACAGGGTAGTTTAAAACAAGAGTCGCGTTTGCGGTCGCGGGTTGGCCGTACATGCCAGGTACGGTAATGTCGTTAAGGTCAGTACCTGCCGCAATCTGGTTAAGCGCACCTATGCCGAAGTCGCCTACTTTCAACATCGAACCGGCAGTTGTGTCGTTTTGGCTTGTTGTCTTAACCAAAGTCGCGTCAGTCCAAACTTTAACCCATGCCGACCAAGTGCTAGAAGACTTACCGCGAAAGTAAAGGGTGTTATTGTCGCGGTCTAATAGCTCTTGCCACGCCGACGTAGCCGCGTATTGAACGTGTCTTAGAATGTGATACCTAACCGACGATTTACCAGCCGGGAAAGTGCCGGTAACAACATCGGCTGTAATGTTGTACGACGCATTTACAGTAAGCGCGTCGATATCGCCGGTCGCAAGCGGGACAGTTGTAGAACCCAATCCATAATCGCCAACTTTGAGCATCGAACCTGCCGTTGTATCGGTCTGGCTAGATGTTTTGACTAGGTTGTTCGCAGACCATTGTAAATCCCAAACGCCCCAAGTCGATGTGTTGGACAGATAAACCCGATTCCATATACGAGGTGCGGTAGTCGTATCAGTCTCGTAAAAGGTCTGTATGACCCGACCGTTAGAACCGACGATGTTATTTCGACCAACTACGGCCAAAATACCAAACGTTGCCGGTTTGGCCCCGGTAGTGGACGAACTGACCGCATACAGGCCGTTACCCAGCGTTACGTCGTCGAGGTTGGAGACGGGAAGCCCCGACATTGTAGTTAGACCGATGCCAAAATCGCCGACTTTGAGAACGCGACCGACCGTTGTATCGTACTTGCCTACCGTTGGGACCAAGCCTAACCGCGTCTGCATAGCGGCCTGTGTCGCGTCGCTAAGCAGACTACGGGCGAACGCCGTTAAGCCCGTCGTCGCCATTGTGCCAGTGATGCCGGTAAAGTACGGCAGCAAATCGGCCCCAGGCGTCAGCGCAGATAGACCGGCCAAGTTGATGTTCGTTACGCGCCCGTAAACATCCCGAAAGTTGGCGTCAACCTCCGCGAACGTTAGCGGCGTACCTTTGGTGTCGCGATACGTCATTACCATTAGATTTACTCTTTCTGTTTGCCTTTGGTTTGGTACGCCCAAATAACGCCGTTGTCGCATTGGAATTGATAGACGCGCCGTACGCTTACGGTCGGTATTGCGATTGTTGCCGGAACACCTAAGCCCATGCCGTTACCGCTCTGTATGCCCACACTGTTAACCTCTTTCTTGAGGTCGCTGTTACCGGTAGGCTGGCAGTTGTTCGTGTCCGCGTATTCCTGCCAGCTAGTGTGGGCACAACCGGACAGAATGGCAGCGGTAAACAGGGCAACAGCGAGCTTAGATGTACGCATTTCTGTTATTCCTTTTTCGGGTGGCGATCTTTAACGGCTTTGATGTTTTCGTAAAAGCCTTCGATCTTTGGTAGTTGACCGTTATTCATAGCGTGCCATATGGCGTCTAACTGGTCTTCCACTTTAGGATACTCGTTCGCCCGGCGACTTGCTATATCTGCGCGATGGTTAATTTTCATAAATCCCGCTCCAATCGAGGAAAGGCCAATCTTTAACGGTGATTAGGTACTGGCCCGAATGCGAAAACTCTAAGGTAATTTCGCTACCGTCTGCCGTGTAGGTTTCACCGTCAATAATAACGGCGGCGTTTTCTCTTACATTACAGAGCTTTGCGCCGTCTAAGTAGACAGTAGATACCGGGCGCGGCAAAACCGACGAATCTTTGACATAAAACAGCATGTCGTTAGTCTCGGTTTCAACCGGCAGGTAAAGGCAACCGGGATACAATTCACCCGCGTGTTCCGCTTCGTAGTAGGTGACGACGCGGTTAATCTGGCCGGTCGTCTTGTCGTAATCAACAATCTTAATCGATCTATCAGGGTGTTCGGGTTGGTGTTCGTAATCTGTCATCGCATAACCGCCATAAAAGAGATTGCCCGTGTTTGAACGGTGATACCGTAAGCAACAACGCCCGTACCTGCGTGCGGCGATACCTGCAAATCGAAAGTGTTGTTGCCCGCAATGGCCGTCACCGCGATACATGCGGCAGTCGAACCGAACTGTTGAACGCCGTCACCGGTTGCGATGATTGCGCCGTTATGCCACAAGCGCCACGCACCGACGCCAACTTGAGGCAATCCAGCTTGGCCGCATTGGCCGAACGAGATATTAACAGAAGCGTAAGTGTTTTCGGGTACAGCTACGGTCAAAGATTGCGTTGTTACGAAGTTCAAAACGCCGTTACCGGTAGAACCCGTAATGTCGTGCAAACCGTTGCTGAATGCCAGGGAAGGGACAGTAACAGAGCGCCCGGCGATTTTAAGGGTGTTAACCGAAAGGTCGGCAATCTTTGCCGTAAGGATTTGGGCGTCTGCAATGTGAGCGGTAAGAATGTTAGCACTAGCAATCTTGGCCGCTGTAATCTGCGCGTCGCCGATTTTCGCCGTGGTGATCGAAGCGTTTTCAATCATCGCAAGGTTCATGTAGACCGCGCCATTATAATAGGCAAACGGGACCTTTAGACTTCCGCTGTTCGGATCGATGATTGCAAACCGTGAAGCCGCAAGCAAAATTTGCGACTCGATAATCCCGCCAGTGTTGCTAACCCCTACCCCGATACTTGCAACGTAAGTACGACCGTTGACGTCGATTTGTGTTTTGATGTTGTACATCGCCGCCAAATCGCCGTTGGTGTTAGCGGCGGTTGTTTGTACTGTTTGCGCCAGGGCTAAGCCTGCGTTCGCGGTACTTGCAGCGGTGTTTACTTGAGTCGTTAAAGTCGAGTCGGCGTTAGAACGGGTGGTTGCCTCTTGTGCAATTGCCGAAGAGTTGGCGTTAATCGTTGTTTGCTGGTTCGTCGTGATAGTCGTAAGCGCAGTGTCACCGTTAATCCGCTGCGTTTCTTCGTGATCGATAGCCGCATAAACCGGGCCGAAATCGACAATCGGGTTTTCGATCTTATCCAGCAACGCAATAGTTAATTGCGAATCGGAAATCTGTTGCGTCAGGTAAGCCAGGATCTTTGCCGCGCTGTCTTCGGCAATTTGATAAATCGGAACGCCGTTATTGAACCAAGGGCCAATCCGACCGGCTGTGTCTATGACGCGTGCCCACAAATACCGTCCTTCGGCTGCCACCAAGTTCGTAATCGTGAACTTGTTCGCAGGGTAAGGCAGGTTAGCGACACGGCTAGCGTTACCGAGGACGTTAGTAAGACCGGCCCAAATTTCGACGTTCTTTGCCAGGGAAGCCGACGCCGCCGAATAGGTCCAAGAAAGATCAATCGCCCAAAGCGCCTTAGCCGCAACGAAAGTGTCTAGTGTAGCGGTCGGCAGACTTGTTGACGCAATGTCGCCGGTCCAAGTTGTCCAGGGTCCAGGGTTGCGACCGATACCGCGAACGCGTACCGACCAGTTACCGGCCTGCAAGTGAACAACCATAATCGGAGTATCTTGGTTGCCAAGGATAGCCCAATCGCTTTGCCCGGTTAACTTCGCTTGGAATTCGTAGTAAATCGCGCCACGCGCAGGCGTAGCGATAACGTTTTGTTCCCCCACTGTCACCGTGTACACGACGCTAACGCGGTCGATAATCGGGTTAGTCGGTGTTGTCGGCAAACTGGATTCAGGACCGGGCGGCGGAACTACACCGCCGTTTTCGGCACTGTAAACGCTGTCCGCGTAGTTGATACATTCGACCCTTACTTTGCCGTCCGCGTCCGGTGTAATGGACATGACAAGCGCCTTAATACCGCATTTCTCGGTCGGGCCGCATTGATAGAATGTGTAGTCCTGGCGAGTACCGTCCGAAATAAAGATTGCTTGACGCTGCGCAAGTGTGCCGCCAACAACGCAGCCAAACACGCCGTTTTCTTCGTCTATTGTCGAATCCCTCGACATGGTAAACGGTCCGTGTTCGCTGCCGTCTTTCTTACGGAACGCGATAACGTTGGTGGTTGAAATATCAAACGGGACAGGCTCGCTAGTGCGAAGAATACCGGCAGTTGCATTAAAGCTAAGTACGCGACCGCTGAAACCCCATTGCGGGACGTCGTGCGAAACACGGATAAGACCGTTGTATTTCAACACCAACGCTTCGGTTAAAGTCGAAAACGAAATACGGCGGCGACGGTCCCGGTTAGCGGCAACCATCGACATTCCTTCGCGCCAAGCCTGATCGCGGCTAGTGCAACCGAAAAAGTCAATCGTCTTAGGGTTAAGCGCGGTTTCCCCTGGCAGCGTGCAAGATACTTGCGCCGGTTCCCATGTAGTGGAATCGCGATAGTTAATAATGACGTGATCCGGCGTGTTAACGTCGAAAAAGTTATAAGTCGTCTTAAACGAACCGGCAATGATGTTACCCGGTTGAAAAGAGGCAGTCGGAATGCTTTGCGGCTCATCACGAATAAAATCGATAACGCCGGCGTAATACATTGGAACGCAGCGACCAACGCGCAGCACAGCGCTAAGCGATTCCCATAGTTGCGACGTACTGTCAAACACGCCGTTAAACGTGTCGCCCCTGGATTGCCAGGTTTGAGCCAGCGCGTACAACTTGTTAATGTTAAGCCGACTTGTGGGCAGACCGCGCCCGTATTCGGGATGCATTAGAATATCTGCCGCCGCCCAAGCCGGGGAAGTATTCGAAACCAGCGGCCCCCAACCGTTAACAGGGTCCCAAGTTGAAGTCTTACCGATTGCAACGACTTGCAGACGACGCGCCGTCGTAGAGTTGAGCGAGTTAGTAGCGCGGGCTTTCACCGCCAAAAGCGTACAGTTGCCGTAAGTGTAAGTCGAAGACAAATACGAACGTAGACCCGTCCATTGTACGGTGTCGTAAGTGCGGTTATCTAGAACTTCGTTGGTGAAACGACGCCCGCGAATCTGGTAACGGGCCGGTGTAACCGGAACCTTAATAGTGATGATTTGCGCCTGTGTAGTCGCAAAGGTTAAAGTCTTGGTAACAAGCGGCAGCCAAGCCGAAATAGCGTTGCCCGCATCGTCGATGGTTTGATATTCAAACGAAACCTCGACAGAGTTCGAAACCGTCTTGCCGTTATCATCGATCCGCCCAACACCTTGAGGCGCGGCAATGTCGACAGCGATAAAGTTTGCAGTCTTACCGGCAGGTACAGCAACGTACGGGCCGACAATCGTATAGCCTGGATTGTTCGGCGCTAGCAGAGTTTGACCGGTAACAGCGTCCGACGTAACAACGTTGTCAGGGAAAAGAGTAACCGCGCCACCCGGATTAATGATTTCGTATTGAGCGTCTGGAAAGTTACCGATAAGGGTATTGTCGAAAGTAATCGATTCGATTTCGACAGCGCCCAACGAAATGCAAAACAGTTGATACAGATACTGTTCGTTGCCTTCGTATTCGGAGTAAGGCAAAGCGGCAAAGTCCGGCGTTGTTTGAACGCGGCCATAAATGCGCGGCATCGCCTGGAGCAAACGCGGAATGTTACCCTGCGCATTGAGCGAGTAAGTAGGGCTAGGACTTTCGCCCGACGAACCGATAGCCGTAGTCGGCGCAGGGACAGCGCCAGTCATAAGGCTTAACGCAGCGAATGCGCCGACACCTACCGCCGCCGTTGCGACCAGACTAAGACCGAACGTGAAATAAGCGGCAACGGCAATAACGATAGCGCCAAGAATGTTACCGACGTTCGAACCACCTTTACCGCCGCCACGCGGCAGACGTGTAACCTGTACCACGTCGTCTTCGTTAAGCAAAACCGCCCAATCGGCTTCTAAGATCAATTCGCCGTTAAGCAGAACAATAAAAGGACCGTTACGGGCAATACGATGTTCCAGCGGTGTACAGAATCCACTATCAACCAACGTTTGCCAAATAGTTTGCCCGTCTTTAACTTTACTAGTTTCGACGTTTAACGCAGGGCGAAACGGGTCTTTATGAATAACTAAGTTAGCCGCCATTTGATAACCTGTAATATTTGGTACGGGCGAAGCCCATATAGTTAAGACGGTCAACCGTTGTAAACACTACGCCGACGCCTTCAAGTGCGTGAAGTATGCCACCCCCGTCAAAATCAAGATAGATACCGACATGCGGATTATCACCGCCGCGCATTAAAGCGCCGTTGCCGTGTTCTGGCTTTTCAACTAGTGCCCACACATCCGCCGTAACATGGTCCGCGAACATCTGCTTACAACGCTCGGCATCGCCGATAGGGGCACGGGGCATCTGTACGCCAAAGTAAACGGCCTGGACATAGTGAAGTAAACCCCAGCAATTAAAGCCGTTTTCGGGCGGTCCGAAAGAACCCTCTTTATATTGGCAGTCTAATAGCGCGTCTACTTCTTCGGCTGTGATCATGGGCGCACCAAGCCGGGGAAACGTTCCGGCGTATATTTTTGATAAGGGAACGGCCAGTTATGCACATCGCTTAACGTGGCGGTTCCTGTGATTTGAGTTACGCCTACTTCTGCCGACGTTAACGTCATTACATAAACCGGGTCCATTTGCGGCGTACTTAAGTCGCTGGCGAGATATGGCCGGTAATACATAATGATAGGTTCCGTCTTTGCAATCGCCATTTCCATATACTTAGTCAGTTCGCGGCTAACGTTGGAAATAGAGAACGTACACGACGGCACTTCGTCTTCGCCGAATGACGGTTGTGTAAACGAGAACGGAACGCCGCGAAACAGTACATATTGGTTCGCGTTAAGCGGCGCCGTTGGTTCCAGTTTACACGACCAGTCGTCGTACCCTTGTGCGACCCTGGCGGCGGTTCGGTTGCCGTCATCGTCGACAAAGTTGGAGTTGTGAAACTCCAACGTATCGATAGCCAATTCGTCGTCAGGCTGTGAGGCGTAAGCCTCGGTAATAGCTACGGATAGACTCATAGTTACAATATCCAGAAACCGGCGTAACCGTCATCTACATAACCGGATACGACGTAGGTGTTAACGAATGTGCCGATAGCGTGATATTCGTAAATGGACATAATCGGCGCGTTTACTGTTTCGAGCGCAAAAGTCAGTTCGTACCAAGCGCCGTTTGGCGATTCAACCGGCGCAGCGACAATGCGGGCTCTTAGTTTACTTTGCGACACCGCGTTAGCGAAAGGTGCCATAAACCAAGTTTGACCGTTAATCAGCGTATTTTTCCAAAATTGCCAAAAGATATCGCGTTGACTTTGGGTCAGAATTAGTTTTCCGCTGTACTCGGTAACACGGCCCCTGAAACGAACGCGCATTTCGGCGCGTCCATTGTCAATGTCGGAACGGGTGACGGCGCCAGGATCAGACAGCGTATAACTGTCTTTTTCGAATTCCGGTAAAGTTCCAGGCCAAACAGGTAGCACGCCATTACGGGCAGGAATAACCGGCCCGGCTTGGAGTTCTTCAACGTCAAGACTAACGACCCATTTAGCCCCGTTCGGCGTGTAGACCGGAACGCCCGTAACTGGTCGAACGTTTACCGTTCGGTTGCCAATAGGGATATCGGTATAACCTGCGCCCCTGGCAACGTCGTATTCTATCCAAGCTTCGAAAAACTTAGTTTGGTCGTAGGTCAGGCTCCAATTGAGGGTGTAAGTAAACGGCGACGAACTACCGACACGTATTTGCCGGTTTTGTCCGTCGTCCATCTTTACCCGTTTAGGCTCATTGGTTGGCCGGGCGGAATAGCCCGACCGTGTGGGCACTGGTAAATAGTTTGGATACGCCATTGTTAACCCCCAGTCGGCGACGATTTAAGACCGAATGCCGTTTTAGTGGCGCTATGCAATGCACCGCGACCGCTGGCAACACGGGACGCTAACATTTTTTCCATACTGTCTACTGTTACCACTAGATCAATGTTCCCGCTTTCGTCTTCGCTTTGCGTCGAACTAACTTGGCTGTTATTGGCGTTGTTGATAACGGTCAATTTAACAAGCGTGCCGCCGCCCTTGCTGCCCACACTAGCCTCGGTACGCCCGCCACCCTGTACCGCGCTGGCCCGGCCCGCCCGCATGGCTTCCACGTTGGCTACGCCGCCAGCGTTGGCTACGTCGTCCTGTGACCATACGACTTCCCCTGCGTGGACGTAGCCCGCAACCTGATTCTTGCCGCCTGGACCGGTATAGCCACCCTCCGAGAACCCGGCCATAGCAAAGCCCATCGATAGAGCGTTGGTTGAAGCGATTGCAGCACCGGCAGGCACGCCGTTAGCACCAAAGGTTGCCAAGGATACGGCAGCGGCGGCAGGCGCCCAGGCCGTCGCTACAGCCGCGCCCTGCGCGATGCTCAAGGCCGCGCCCGCTGACCCTAGCGACTCGCCAATAGCGGCGTTAACTGCGTACTGAATACCGAGCTTAATAAGCGAGCCGATAAGCTGTTGTACTGCCGATTGCGCGACGTCCTTAAGTGCATCGCCAAGGCTTTCAGTTCCCATAATCGCGCCAGCAATGGCATACGAAAAACCGTCGGTGATGTTGACGAACAAATCACCGAAACTTTGAGAAAGGCCGCTAAGCATTCCTTTATAGCCGTCGATGATAGCGCCGAAACTTGCCAGTGCCGCGTCACCCGGCATAGCGTTTCCGGCGTCGATACGAAGTTGCGCAGCCTGGACAGCAAGGTTATTCATACGAACACCGTACTGTTCTGCCGAGATAATTCCGTTTTGATAAGCCATAGTTGTAGCGTCTACGGCATCGGCGATAGCAGTTTGCGAACCTACCGTTTGAGCGTAGATAGAATCGTACTGTTGCTGTACACCGGTTAAGTGTTGGATCGTTTCGAGTTTCTTTTGTAGCGCTTGGCCTTCCTCAGTTAGCGCCCCTGTTGTCGCGTCGATAAGCGGGATACCTGCCGCCCGTGCGGTGTTATCAGCCTGTTGCAACTGTTGCATAATTTCGCGGTTAGGCTGCGAACGTTTAAGCAAATCCATTTGTTGTTCAAGTTGCTTGTTGTAGTCGCGCAACGGGTCTTGGGCGGTCGCGTAAACTTCCTGCGCCTTGTTCAACTGCTTTGTATAGTCGGCTTGCGTAATCGTGTTGGACTTAAGCAAAGCGTTGGAAGCGTCGATAGCTGCGTTGTAGTCGTTAAGCGGCCCTGTAACCTCTTCGTAAATACGGTCCGTCGCTTCTTGAGCGCGGGCGTAGTTCTGAATGGTTTGCAGTTTCTTTTCAAGTTCGGCGCGTTCGTCGGCGCTTAGCTTGATTTTACGCGACGCTAATTCTAGTTCGTACTGGTCAAGCTGTTGTTGCATTTCGCGTTGTGGACGCAATTTACCAAGGCCGCTAACTTGCTTATCAAGTTCGGCGTTGATTTTAGCGATTGCCAAAGCGCGGGTTTCCCCCGTCTTGTCGTCCTGTTTGCTAACCGGCATGTTAGCTTCGCGAATTTTCTTTTCGATTTCCGCTTGTTTGGCTTGTGCCGCTAACGCCAATGCGTCGTTCGGGTTGGCTTCAAGCGCTTGCTTAATGTCAGTACGGAACTTTTCAATTTGGCGGTTTGCTTCACCGACGTTATCAACAGTCTTTAGCCATTGATCGCCGATGCGTTTCGATGATTCGTAACCGTCCTGTTGAATCTGCGCATTTTTAGATTGAAGGTCGTTTTTCTCTTTGTCGGCTGCGACCTGTGCGTAAAGGATTCCCAACTCTTGGTTAAGGGATTCAATACGGTAAGTATCGTCCGGCGAGTAAGGGTTAATCTTTTGGCTGTTCGCAATGTCCGTAAGTTGGCTTTGAATTTGCGCAATGCGTTTCCCCGGTCCAACACCGTTAACGAACTCTTTCAACGACTGCCCGGCAGCGGCAATCATTAGCTGTACGTCTTTCCAAGCGTCACTAAGCGGACCAAGCGACTGCGAATCGACAGTTGCGAGATAGTCGTAAAGTTGCTTAGAAACCAACTGCGTCGCTTTGGTCTTCTGGCCTGTTTCTTCCAATTGCCGGATTTGCGTTAGCTGCGCAGAACTCAAAAAGTGATAGCTTTTGTTCAACGATTCGGCAAACGCTGTCGGACCATCGGCCATCGCGTTAAAGCTTTTACCTATGTCTTCGGCGGCGGTATCAGTAAGACGCGCCAGCTTTAGAACACTTACCGAGTTCTGTTCGATTTCTTGACGCTGGAAACGACCGGACGAAACGAACGCCTGCGCCACTTCCGACGAAGCCTGTACGCTCTTACCGGAACTTTCGGCGATAGAATCCGCCATGTCTTTAAACGCGCCTTCGGTCAACCCTGCATAGTTGCCGGTCACTTTAAGCGCGTTGTTAAGCTTGGCCGAATCGTTGGCGGCGCTGTTGTATGCAAGCCCCAGGATACCGACAGCGGCAGCCAGGGCACCGGCAGCACCGATAACCAGACCAAAGCGGGCACCTAGCGCCGATAGCTCTTTGGTGAATACCTGCGCAACTTGCGGGCCTTGTTGAAGGGCAATGGTCATTGGCGAAATGCCGGAACCCAAAGACGACACAATGTCAGACGCGGTATATTGCAAAGTAAGAATTTGGTTACGGCTTAACTTTGCTTTCTTCGAAATGTCTTCAAGCGCTGCGCCAAGCTGTTCGACCTTTTTAACGGACGAATCAGAAACCGTCGTCGATTCCTTTAGGCGCTTGTTATAAGCTTCTTGAGCGGCTGCCGCGTCTTTGGCTTTCTGTGCGGCGCGTTCCTGCGCAGTTGTCGCCCGGTCTTGGGCCGTAGCCAAACGAAGCGCCGACAGTTCGGCGTCGGTATTTGCCTTTGTAGTCCTGGCAATTTCCGTCGCAAGTCGCTGTTGCATTAGCTGCGCTTTTAAGCTTTCGGCAGTCGCGGCGGTTTGCGTCGCTGTAACCTTGGCAGTTGCGGCGGCGATCTTGTTTAGCTCAGTTGCTATCCTGCCCACACTTGTCGTCGGCAGACTGTTAATCGACGCCTTGAGCCGGTCAATAGCATTGCCAGCGGTTGCCGCCTCGATAGCCATATCCCGAAACTTAGTTGCGGGCGCTGTGCTGACCTCATCCTTTACACTAATAACAATCGTTTTATCGGCCATCGTTTAGAACCTTTTTGATAATGGCGGGAAGTTTGGAGCGAGCAAACGCTAGACTTTGTTTTGTAAAACCTAAAGGGGCTTGCCTTGACGTTCCGTTTTCAAGATCGCGGATATACGGCGCGGCGTTAGAGATAAACAGTTCCCGCCCTGGCTTTTTCTTTCCTAGAACGGTATTGGCGAAGGCTAATACTTCCCGAACACTTGCCATAGCTGTCGACCCGCGAATACCTTCGTAATAAGCGTCCATATCGATTAAGACAGGATCGTCTAAAGATACCAGCCAGTTAGACAGCGCTTTAGAAGTATCAACGGGAGTTCGCATTGCTAACTCTTCAACTAACACAAACGTAAAAGCGGCGGCTACCTGTGAAGGTGCCGCCTCGATTTTATCCGCGTAGTTATTGAGCCGTTTAGCTAGGTCTTTTAGGGTTGCCATTCTTTTTAGTCTTCGGCTGACTGTTAGTTAAATAGTCTGCGTCGAGTCTATCAAGAATGGTAAAGAACCGCTCTGTTTCTATCGAGGTTAGCCCGTAATATTTTGCATATTGGGCTTTAGCGGTCCAGGGGATAGGACCTGCCGACATACCGTAATGTCTATCGGTACTTAGGTCGTGAAACGCCGTTAAATAGAATTGAAGTCCTACAGACAAAACAGGCCGGTTTTCAAACTGTTTCGGCGGCGTTTCCCCGGCCAGCTTTGCCATTTTGGTAATAAGGTCAATTTCAAAGTTCGTAACCTTTCTACCGAACTGTAGAACTTCGATCAGTTTTTTATGGCTTTCTCTTCCGCTGTTTTCAGATAGTTAGACAGGCGATGCGAGTAAGCGCGAACCGATTGGAACAGTTCCGGCAAATCGAAAAGCAATTCGCGGGCGTTAGCTTGGTTGAATTCCAGAACTTCGCCGTCGCGGTCTAGAACGTTTTTCCAACCCATCAAACAGCCGGTTACGAACACTTCGATTTCCATCGACAGCGCTTCGTCTTCCGAAAGCTGTTCAAGAGTCTGCATAACTTCCGGCGTGTAAACCTTGGCTACGGCCTTGGCGTGTAACTGGTTCGACGTGTGCGCCCGTGCGATTTGCAGTGTGGGCACCGTTCCATCGTCGTTCTTTGGCAGAGTGAAAGCGGCGCCAGTGGTGGTAAGCGATTTGCTGGTTTCGAAATGCTTATACAGACTGCTTTTAGACATGGTGATTTCTCAAAATGAAAAAGCCCGGCGTTAACCGGGCTCTTGGTTGACAATGAACGGGAGTTTATACCCCCATTGCGATTGCTGGCAAGTAGTTAAAGAAACACATCATCATAGTGTAACCGGCGGCGTTTTCACCGGCTGCGATATCAAGAGGAAGCTTGATGGATTCGCCGCTAGTTACGTCCAGGCGACCGCCACCCAGGCCGAGCAACGGAATATCGATAACGAAACCGCCGTTGTTCAAACCAAAGATAAAGTCGACGGTTACGTCTGCGTTGTTACGAACTGCTTTAACGGCGTTGACGTCGCTAAAGAAGGCGTTAACGCTGCCGGTAACTTCGAAGTTACCCAAGGCCGCTTCAAATGCGCCAGTAACACCGATAGCCTTTTCAGGCGAAACACCGTTGTTAATGCCAATATCAGCCTCGGTAATGTAAGCAAACAGACCGGTAGGCGCAGGGTTGGCCGGGTCGATAATGCTCATTTTCATCCGGTAAACGTTGGTCGAAGTGTTAACCAACGATTCGCCCAATGCGTTGACACGCGTACCGCTGCGAATGCCTTCGGTGCCGGTTACTTGTTTGTTGTCCATCGCAACAAAGGTAAGGTCGGCGTTAAGCTTGTCAGCTTGCGGAATGTTAATCGTCAGTTCGTTGGGAATCGCACCGTCGAGGTATTCGGCTTGCATAGCGACGTCATCGGCGCCCAACTGACGTTCAATCGAGTAAGACCGACGCTTAATCAGGGCGGGCAGTTTCTCGTTACGAATGACAGTACCGAAGAACATTTGAATCGTTTTACCGGTGCCAGCTTCCGCCGTGAAAGTCGACCAGCTAACTTTATCGAACACCAGCGAACCGGCGTTGATGGTTTTGATTCGGGCATAACCTACGTTGTTGTTGAAGCGGTTCGCTACAGCGTCGCCACCCAGGAACACCCACTCGCCCGGCGTCAGGCCGTAGGTGTTAAGCACGCCGCTGGACACTACCAGGGACGCCACGCCGCCCGTAAAGGTCAAAGACGCAGTAGCGGACGGGAATTGAACGCCGACCATTTCAGCGCTTGCCACACCCGGCGACGCGTCGTCGACCATACCCGCCAGGGTTACAGTTTTCAGACCGCCGACAGTGCCGACCTTAAAGCCGTTGTTCGCTGGCGACACAAAGCCGGTAAGTTCGAACAGCGCGCCGGTAGGAATGGCAGTGGTAAAGTTGTTGGTGAAGGTCAACACGTTTGTAGCGATGCCGACAACCGGGTTACGGGCCGCAACGCTGATAGGATCAGACTTTTGCTTTTCGCGGGCATCTGCGAAAAAGAAACCTTGCAACAGGCGTTGAGCGTTGGCCTGTGTAAAGTCCATGTTAAAACCGCCGCTAGCGTCGAAGTCGACAACGCCGCCTTTCTGGTTCTGACGACCGGCGTTAATAGGCGCACGGGCAACGGTAGTAACATCGCTACCGAAGTCCGAATATTCGTTAGGCTCTTGGGCGTACCATACCGGCGTACCGGGCAGCGTCTTTAGCGAAACTTCTTCGGCAATCGCAAGCCCCGTAAGGTTGCTGTCCTGTTTAATTTTTGGCATTGCAATTACCTCTTGATTTCTTGATAGGTGAAGTCGACAACAACGTTTTTACGGAACCAACTTGCTTCGGGGTCAAGGGGCGCGATTGTGCAATCCCTTATCCATAGATAATTAGTTGGATCGTGTTTCCCTTGCAACGAATCTTTAGCGGCGCTGGCGAGCAATGGAAACTTGCTAGACGCGCTGCCGTCGGATTGTGGGTAGAACATTTGGATATACAGAAAGCCCGCACAATCGTAACGCTTAGTCGACTGGTTATTGCCTTCGCCATAACCCGACAGTTTAGACGGAAGGTCACGGCGGCTAACTCGCAACCATACTTTAGTTGTGTCAGGTGTGCCCGTTTCCTGTTGATCCGGCCAATAAACTTTTGGGGTATAACCAAGAAGCGCGACCGCCTCCGGTTTAAAGCCGTCCCAAAACAATGTCAGTAAAGCGTCTGTCGATTCGCTATAGTTCATTGGATGCACTTAAGGATATAGATAATCGGGGTAACACCGTTCGGGTTTATTTCGTCAATGCTTACAAGCGTCAAGTTCTTTTCAGCAACTAGGCGCTTGATTGTATCTCGCATATCAGGCTTGAAGTCAACGGCAGGCATGTAACCAACAACGTTGCCAATAACAACGGAATTGTTAACCGCCTTTGACAACGTTTCTAAACCTGTTTGCTCGCTGTTGAAGAAAGCGATTTTAACGCTGTGTACAACCGGCGCGACGTCTTCACTTTTCCACGGTTCGTCTGATTCGTCGTCGGACGTATCAGAGTTTACCTGCCATTCACACTTTTCGCCGTACTTCGCGATTAGGCGTTTGGCCGTTTTGATAAAGCGGTCATAAGTACCCATTACCGACTCACAATAAAGTTAGCGGTGAAAGGCGCAAACAACGGCTGCAAGATAGACTCGATTTGCGGCAAGTCCGGGTTGCCCACACTGGCTGCCTTGTCGTCGGCGTATTCGATTTGCAAGGGGCCGATTTTCTCCGACTTTACGCCGTCAAAGCCCTGCGCCCAAACTTCTACACCGGCTTCCAACATACCGGCCAACGTCACTTGCGCCAACTTCAACTCTTTAGGAATCGAAGTATTGGCAATGGTTGTGCCGTAACGAAAGGAGTTATTGCGCGGGTAACTTAAGCCCTGTTCGCCGGTAACACGCTGGCCGGTAAACTGCCCCTCGTAACTGGTAACACGGTCGGCAGCACTAACAAGCTGTTGCGAAAGTTCCGTGTCATCGGCGCTTAGAACAATGCCGCGACTCGTTGCCAGGGTACGGGCGTCGGCAAGGCTTACATAACTGTCGGCGTTTTCTAGCCCGGTTCCGTCTTCTACGATAAGCGACATTGTTCTAGCCCTTGATCAGTTGTTGGAAGTCCAACCGGGGGTTGGTGCTTTGCCGCCATTGGCGAGCAGGTAGGTTTGCAGGTTGCGAACGTAAGCCAAAACGTCTTCACGTTTGGTCTTTTCGGCAGGAACCGGGGAGTCCAACGAAGCGGCCCATTCTTTCAGTTGCGGAACGGTCAAAGCGTCGAACTGGTCTTTTTCACCTTCGCCGCTTTCGGTGTCCTGGCCTTCGCCAACTTCACCGGACGGCAGACGCCATGCGTCAGGGTTTGCGCGGGCGGCTGCGCGGGCGGCTTGACGTTCTTTCAGTGGCAGCATTGTGTTTCCCCTTATGCTTTCAGTGCGGCGATAACGGCGTTAATCGCGACTTTGTTTGCGTTTGCCAGGGTTTGAGCGGAAGTCAAATCAGTGGCGTTAGGAGCGGTTACAGCGGTCAAAGCAACGATTGCCGCTTTGTCCTTAGTTACCGCGTTGTTTACTTTCTTGTCGAACGCGATTGCGTCCTTTACATACTTGAGCCAGCGCGGAGCGAGCATGGTTTTAACCTCTTAAAGCTAAGGGGCCGAAGCCCCTTGCGTTTATGGTTGGGATTACGCCTTGGACAGCAGGAAGGCGAACGGCGCCTGTTTGCGGTCAACTACGCGGGTCCAGTGAGCGGCCAAAGCCAAGTCCGCGTTGGTTGGGGAAAACTCGGCCAGGGCAGCGCCAGATTCTACCCAAGTGAAGCCTTGCGGGTGAAGGATGGTAGTTTTACGTTCGCCGATGATTTCCTCACCGCCGCCGTTACCTGCGTCCTCTTCGCGGACAACATACGAAGGCTTTTTAGGCGTACCTTCACCAAGGGCGAAAGCGTGGCCCGATTGACCGCCGTAACCGAACGCGCCGGAACCGATCAACACCGACAGGAACACGCGGTTAACGCCAGTTCCCGAAACAACCGGCATCGAGTCGTCAACGATTACGCGCATTTCCTTGTAATACTGGATGTTAACGCCGGTTTCGTTGTCAGGGATGGTAACGATTTCGCGGTTCTTAACCATGCGAGTACGGACGGCGGAATGCACGGCGATTGCCGAGAAATTGCCGAGTGCGTCACCCATAGTTGCGGCGGCGTCGATTACCGCGTCACCGTTGAAAATACCGTCGCCGACAGCGGAGATATCGACGGTCATGTCAGAAGCGTTTTGCGCAACGTTGGAGCGCATAACGCCCAAAGTAGTTGCGATCAAACGTTTCTGATATTGGCGAGCCCAATAGGTGCCGAAACGGTTACGGATGTGTTGAATCGGTTCGGCGCCTGCCAGTTCTTTGATGAGGTCCATCGAACTGTAAGACTTGTGCATGAAAGCCTTACGGCATTCCATTTGACCGGTGCCGACTTTACCCGGCGTCGCTTTGTCGGCGGGATCGTCGTTCGACATATCCGGTTCTTCGGACGAGTCGAGGTCTTTCCAGAATGGAAGTACGGCAGTTTTACCGCCGCTTTGTGCAATGCCGTCAAGCAATGCGTTTTGTTCTACCAAGCCCGCTTGCCAGAACGCTGTCAGTTCTGGAGTGTTAAGCGCTTGATAGGTGTTGTAAACCTCGGGGATTACAACGTCGGATAGACGGACAGGACCGGCCATTTTAAACCTCTTACTTTACTGGGGGAAAAGTTGATCGAACTTAGCGCGGTCTGTGCGATACAGTTCCGTGCGTTCGGCTTCTGTGTATTCGTTTGGTTTTTTGGAAGCACCGCCCCCAGTGTTTCGGGAAGCACCGCCGCCCGAAGAATTTACGCCTACGAGAATAGCCGCGTAGAGCGGGTTATTCAATAGTTCTTTTTTCAAATCGTCCAGGGTCAAAGTCGAAACTTCGCCTGTCGCAGTTAGAACTTTCACAGACGGCGTATCGCTGGAAACATCGGCGCGAAGACGGCAGGAAACATGCGGCAGCAACAGCGCCCAATTATCCCCCGCAAGTTCGCGGGCCATACTTTCGGCTTTACCGGCAAGCAACAGGTTTTCAAGTTGCTTATCTTTCCGGCTGATAATGCCGTCCTTTTCGGCGCGCAGTGTTTCGCGTTCTTCGGTGAAAATACGGGTAAGCGCGTCAACGTCTTGATTCGCCTGCGCAGTGGTAAGTTCACCGGCTTTAATCTTGCGGTCGATTTCGTCGAGCTTGTCTTTCAGTTCTTTTTTAGCCTGGCGTTCGGCGGCTGTATCGTTCTTGGAGTTTTCCAGCGCACGACGCAGGTTATCGACGGCCTCGTTATCGTCGTCGGTGTCCAGAATGTAACCGGCGCCATCGCCTTTGTATTCAGCCTGGATAACTTCCGGCAACGCATCGTATTCAGCTTTAGTAATTTTACGTTTCAACGCCATGATAAGCACCGCCTATAGTTTTGCCTTAGCACCGCCAAGGCTTAGAGTAAGTCGCCTGTTTTCTTTGCGAACTCGGCAACAGATAAAGTTTTTTCGGGTTTGAACTTATCGAAGTCGGTTACTTTGATCGTACCGTTTTCGAACTTGGCCGCGATTGTATCGCCGAAAACCGCTTTGTGGAAGCTTAAAGGTTGGGTTTTAAGCCATTCAAAGAACGACGGAACGGCGAACGTATAAGCGCCCGATGGTTTCGGTACAACATGCGACCGGCAAAACGGATGCGCAGGCGGCAGCGGACCTTTACCGTAAACATAAACGTTCATATGACGGGACCGGCAAATGTCGCTAGTCCTGTCGTCTATGATGGATACCCACACATATTCGGGCCATAGCGCGCTATTCGCCGTGTTAATGGCGCGCTGTGCGATAGCCTGCATAGTGGTGTGAATAACCGCCCGCATCTTGTTACGGATTTTGGCCGCAACAGAACTCTTACCCTCTTCGCCGCGTATTGCCTTGGTCAACACTTCCGCTACGGTCGTCTTGTTGGCCCATTCCTGGCGCACAAGGCTTTCAAGATCAAGCATGGACGACGCGACAGCGGTGTTAATGTAATTCAGCGGCAGAATACCGTTAGCGCCCATTGGCTGCGCTTTAATGCGACCCCATAGCAGGCGCATAGCCGCCGCTGTACCGACCAACCAGAACAGGCCAAAGAGACTGCTTTCCTCTTTCTTTTTACTTTCCGTCTCAATGACCGTCGCAGCCTGCGCAAACGTAAGCTGTTTAATCTCTTCGTCCGGCTCCGACTCTTCGTCGAACTTGTGGGCAGCAAAGGACGCCGACGAAATCGCCGACATTCTTACCGTCGCGGTCATGAACTGTTCAAGACGGACAATCAACGCCTGTTGATACCTGCTATAGATCCGCGTTTGCGACACGCGCAGTTGACGTAAGAACAATTCAAGTTGCGATTTGCTCATACCGTCAAGAGATTGGAAGTTTAAGCGGCCTAGTTCCTTTTTAAATACGTCCTCGATTTCGGAAAGGACGGCGTTAAAGATTTGGGTTTCATCCGCTTTTACTTGCTCAATGAACATCGCCTGTCGAGTGACAATATCAAAGATTCTTTTCTGCGCGATTAGGTCCATTAGATAGCGCCCGCCGTTGGGTCGGGGTTAGTCGCTTCGAACTCGGCTGTCGCTTTCTCCAAGTCGGCGGCGGCTTGTTCTTCCAATTCCGTTTTGGCCTTTTCGTCGTCCAGGGTGGCAATACCTGCTTTGTGCAAAGCGGTGCGCCATTCGGTCCAAGTGATGCCGTTTGCTTGGTACTCTTTAATCAACTGTGCGCGCTCTGCGTCAGTCAGACGGGCCAAGTCGAATTCAGAGTTAAGTTTAAAAGTAACTTCCGATTCGGCGGCACCTTGGAAGACAGCGGCCCATTCCAAAGCGAATTGGAATGCTTCGCTAACGTTCTTAGCTGCGTTAGAGATTGCGGAAGTCCTGGCGCTGTCGTTTAGCTCCGCTTCGGTTGCGGTCTTCTG